CTCAGTAACCTTGTTACCAAAAGAAGCCCCTGAAAGAAAGAGCCTATATCAAAAATGGTAGCATTTCTCAATTCCTCAAAATGTAGCTATTTCCTCAAAATGTAGTTCCTAATTCCTCAAAATGTAGCTCCTATTCCTCAATTTGTAGCTTTTTCTCAATTCATCAATAGAACTCCTTATTTATCAACCCATTATAGTAACCTCTTTTAAAAGCTATTTTGCAACTAAATGAGTCGTTACTATATTTTTATGTTTTTTATTATCTTCTCTATCAGATTGATAACCTCCTCCTAAAACGACTCCAAATCAAGAGGCTTCGGACAATGGAGGCCTTTTTCAGATACTTATTTTGGATTTCTGAGTTTGGGTCGGGTTTTCCAGCTTTTGGGCAGCGCGCGCCGCAAATGGCTTCACGAGCTGCTCACCTGTTTTATGGTATGGTATATAGAGTTGATACTCTATATTTATACACTATTACTATAATATATATATACATTGCTCACTAACATATAATCTGCTCAGTAACCTTGTTACCAAAAGAAGCCCCTGAAAGAAAGAGCCTATATCAAAAATGGTAGCATTTCTCAATTCCTCAAAATGTAGCTATTTCCTCAAAATGTAGTTCCTAATTCCTCAAAATGTAGTTCCTAATTCCTCAAAATGTAGCTCCTATTCCTCAAAATGTAGTTCCTTGAAAAATTTTAGGATCATCACAATTTATAATACCCTTGCTCACAACAATGATACTATAGAAGACTCTTAATATAAAACATCTATATCAAAAAGGTAACATATATCATCTTTCTCACATTTTCAAAAAATTCCTCAAAAAGTCCATAATTTTTCAAAAAGTAGTTCATCTCTTCATCCAGCTCACTCATTTTCCAGGTGGCAAATATTCTTATTTAAAACTATTTTATGAACCATATATATAAGATGATTGCATGCTCATCTGCTAAATATAAATGCTCACATTGCGACTATACTACAATGCGCACTTATAACTACGAACGCCACATGAATACGGTGCATAATATTTCACTTTTAGAAATTTCTCAAAAAGTAGCTCCTGTGGAACATAACTGCTCATCGTGTTATAAACAATTTAACAATAAATTTAACTTAAAACGACACGAACCAGTATGTAAAAAAATAGCCGAACCAACACAATGCAAGGAATGTCATAAAATTTTTGCAAGCCGCACAACTTTATACCATCATAAAGAACATTGCAAAGGCACTTCCCAAAGTGGTAATACTAATAATTATAATAACTGTGTTATAAATAATAATAACACCGTCAATGTAAATATCCTAACATGTCCAACGACGCGTGATCACAATTTTAATTTTAACTGTGAAAACATTACCTATGAAGTATTGATGAAGATACTAAACTTTACAGACGATTCCAATATACGATTTAATTCTTTTGTAAGAAAATTGTTAGAGAATCCCGTAAATCAAGTCATAAAGAAAACCAACCCCAAGGATGTGTTTAGCATGGTGCATCGGGGCGAAGGTAAATGGGAAATGGCATACGACAGTGATACACTTCCCGTATTAACACATCACATGACTACTGCCGCCCTTGGTAAAACCATTGAATTTGATAATAAACCAAATAGCAATTTCTTAAAAGCATTTCAGAAACAAATTCAGGTATTTAATGAACTAGATTATGAGAGTAGCGATTATAAAGAAACAATCACCCGGCTAAAGGTTCATATCATTAATATCACCCGAGAGGTCATGGAAGAAGCCGATCGGATACAGGTTTAAACGTAATATACTTTTTAAATATAATGGACGCTCACCAGATCATCCCTTATTTATATCTTGGTTCTCGTGATTATACGATATTAGATTTATATAATTTAGAAATACACGTCGCTATATGTATGGCTCCCGAAGACCAAGTGGAAACGATTGAAGATGAACATATATTATTCCTACGATACCCTGTCTCTTTTCAACAACCGGACAGCGTTTCTAAAAAGAACATTCAAGAGGCTGTAGCTACATGTATCTCTCACATTTATCAATGTCACAATGTCTATTTGCATTGTGTGGCAGGTTATAACCGAAGTGCCGCGGTTGCCGTATTAGTGGTTGAACAACTATTGTCTATATCTCGCACAGAAGCGATTTCTTTGATTGATAAAATACACCCCATCAAGCCAGAGAAACATCTGGCCCTTTTAGATCAACCGGATGCCGAACCCGAAGTAACACCCACTGAATACCCTATGTATTATTCCATTTGCCGTTCATGGAGTGACGGGGAAGACCATGACCCAGAAGAAGAGAATAGCTACTATAACTTTCATTACTTTAAAATCTATGAAGACCCGCATAGAACCATTCTATGTAGCGATGAATCTATCATTCTGGAATGCACCCATAACGAAGAACTCGCATATGATAAGATTGTATCCTATTTAACACCAAAGCAAGCAAAGGAACTTGCAACTAAAGCAATTAAATACGTAAAGGGTTCGTGGTTATTCAATCATGTTACTGCCTTTATAAAGAAAACCTAATAAAGGAAAAATAAGATATATCTATAAATGGGTGATTCGGATATGAGCATTTTTGCCTTACTGGATTTAACATTGGACGAACCAGACAATGAAGAAATACAAGAGGATTTTATCGTGATGATTCAACGACGTTCGCTGTATCAAATTGTAAAGATACTATCAAAGTTATCGTATCCTCGCGTTGAAGAGATCTTTAACAAGGCCTGTCATTTGATTCAATCCACTTTTTTTACGGATGAAAAAATGAAAAACATATAGTATTAGTATATAAGTGCAACTATGGAGATGGATATTCTAGGACTAGAGATTGGTCGTGGTGGGTATGGAAGTGTGTATGAAATCAAGAAGGACCCATCGCTATGCGCGAAAGTTAGTGACAAGAAGATGTCTAGTTGTCGTAAATGGAGCAACGAATTTCATAAGATAAACAGCTTTATGGAAAAAATTAGCGCAGAACCCAAATACAAGAGCCTTAAGATGGTGCGAATTATCAAACCCGTAGAATTTAAAGAAACCGATGGAAAGTGTATGATGATAATGCCCAGAATCTATCGCCCAGACGATGTAAGGCGATTCATGCTAACACATCGTAAGGAGACCTATAAACCATCCCATACGATTCAAGCGCAACTAGGCATTCCTTCAGGCAAAATGGTCTTTAAATCCCGAGGAGAGTTTATTGGATTAAAAGAGATTAAGAGCTACGTGCCTGAAGCAGACTTGAAAATCGCCAGTTATGAACTCGGTATGACAATGGCATTGATTCATACCGTGGGTAAAAATGACGCTTATGATATTGAGGTATATCTAGGCCGCGAGCACCTATCCAAAAAGACGCGTTTCTACATAGCGGACTTTGATCTGTCCGAAGAGATAAAGGACAATAATGAGGATACAATGGAGAGAATGTCTTGGTCACTTGAAGCGATGCCCTACTTCCCAACCATGGAAAGTGACCCCGCCCTATTTCAGCTATTTAAGAAAGGATACGCCAAAACAGCGAACAATCCAGCCCTTACCGAGAGAATTTTCAAGAATTACACGTAAAAAAGGATAATCTCCGCTATTTTTGCAAAAGGATATATTCACTCAATATATCCCACCCTTTTTCTGCCAAATTAAAGGCTAGGATATTTTAGCTTTCTGTAGATATGTCCCATAACAACGTTGTTATGGGACATTGATATTTTCATTCAATATATCCTAGCCTATATTTACTCAAAATATCCCCGCCTATTCTAGCTCAAAATATCCCCGGTGCATTATTCTACAAAAATATCCATAAAACCGGTTAGATCCCTTTCTTCGGTCTCTATGTTTCGGATAGTTTCTTCAATACGCCGTATATCACTCATCACGTAGATGGGAAAGAGGTAGATTCCTACCAGTGCTGACCATGAGGCAGCGATCATTTTGTCTGTATAGAGGATATCTTTAGTAACTGTATCCTTTTTATAGTGATAGAGGGTATATTTCTTGTTCCTTAGCACAACCCATTTACGAGCAAACATATAGGGCATGGCGACCATCATATAGGTAGTTTTTGCGTTCATTTTATAGATGCATACATACATATATAGCATTTCTTCATTTTTTACTCTATAAGAATGTCCATAAAATTAGTGAGCCTATTTTCTTCATAATCTATGTTTCGCGTCTTTGCCTCAAAACGACGTATATCAATGATCATATAGAGAGGAAAACTATAAATCGCCATGATAGATGACCATGATGATGCGATCAGTTTGTCTGTATAGAGAATCTCTTTAGATACTGTTACAATTTCGTTATTTTTTCTGTTATACTCCTTTTGTGTATATTTCTTGTCTCTAAGCACAACCCATTTACGACAAAACATGTAGGGCATGGAGAACAACATATACTTAGCCATTAGCGTCATTCTTCATATACTACTACTACGCCTCATTCTCTTAAATCTGTTATTTAAGGTTTAGATGCTCTATTATATTACTGTTATGGATTTACTAGATACACATCTACTTGAAAAAATAATAGGCTTATTAGGGCATAACGAACGGCAACTGCTACGGGTTACAAACAAACAGTTCTATGAAATGATACCCACAGCCCTCTTGTGTTTATCAGAGGACCTTCCTTTGCCAGTTCTTCAGAAGCATGTAGCTACATTGGAATACTATAAGGAACCCTTTAATAGTATAGTTAAATCAGGCAATCTTGAAAATATAAAATGGGCATGGGAACAAGGATACAAACCACGGGATATATGGACCCTTGCGAACGCCGCATTATCAGGAAACCTTGAGAATATGAAATGGCTTCATGAGAAGGGATGTCCCTTACATTATATTTTATTTGCTAGAGCTAATATTGAGACAGTAGAATGGTTACAGTCTGTAGGATGTCCAGAACCATCGGAGCCCGAATTATGGCGTCTATCATTCAATTAAGATATCTATAAAGCTATGCATTTTCTTTTTCTTTGGCACGTCTATGTCCCGTATAAAAGATTCAAATTTACATATATCCAAGAATGTATATATCGGAAATGTGTAGCGTGCAATTAGGCTGGATAGTGTAGCGGTATATAGCTTTTCGGTAAAAAGCACTTCTCTGTCCTTTATGATATATTTATTTGTAAGCATATCATAATCATATGCTCTTTTTTCTGTATCACTCAAAACAATAAATTTACGGATAAACATATAGGGCATTGAAATTTTCCAATAGAGTCCATTCATTTTTGTTTTAATGTCGCTTTTATTATTAGTAATGACTTTGCTTTTAGATACATTACAACGATTAACCACATATACATTTATATTAAGTATTATAATCTTCTTATATAAAGGCCTTCCTAAACCCGTAAATGAAATTATACGAACGCTTGCCGTAATTGTCTATATATGTATTACCTATGCATATATACGTTTCGGTTTTAAATCCGTTCAAAAATTTTATAAGCAATTTGGTGTAATATTTAATTCAAAAATGTATATGGTTGCGTTTGATTACATTGTTCATTCGTTACCCGTTCTATTGATTGGATTACCTACGGATCCCGCTTCTATGCTGTATGGCTATATTATCTTCGTAGGATGGTATATGCTTGTTCGTAAAAATATTACACGATTGTATTTAACAGATATCCCTCTTATCCGTTACGATGAAATCATATTTGCGGTTGTCCCAGTTATATTGTATGTATATTACATAGTTCTTGATCTAATGAAAAAATAAATGATTAAGTTTCAAATACTTCCCATTTACGAGAATTAAAGGCATCCTTATCTTCTTGGGAAGCGGATTCAAGAAACTTTCTATATTTTGTTGCATAGCGATTTACCCATGAACGATAATCCCATGAATTGTCAAATTGCACAGCATCTCTTTGTTTTACATAATCCATATATTCAGCAATGATGGATTGCTCTTCTTTGGTCAATACGCGGTCCATGGTGTATTTTATTGTATATATTGCGATTGCTTTAATACCCGTAGAATTTCTTTACCTCGCGATGGGTTTTAAAAGCCTTTGGGTCAAAGCTTACCACTTTAATGCTTTGGAGATCCTTTGCCCGGGAAATCGCCGTATAGGCTTGACCATATTCAAAGATATTTTCACCCAAATCAATCTGAATCGCGTCCAATGTCATTCCCTGTGATTTATGAATGGTCAGAGCAAAGGCCAGTTTGATTGGCATAAAGGTAATAGTAATTGCTTTTATTTCATCGTGTTCAATGGTATAGGGAGCGATAGTGCATGTGGTTCCATCGGTTCGCAGAATGGTTACGGCGTTTTCAGATAGCTGGGTTATTACACCACGCGTTCCATTTACGATCTGGCTATCAAAGGATATATTATGGGTAACATATATCTGGCATCCCACACACAACCTATTCTTCTCTAGAATATTCTGTTTTTGCACCCATTTCGTATCCCTCTTTGCCGATTCACTTGTTACGGGTGTATAAGTATAGATTGGGTTTCCTTTCTTAATAAATTTATTCAAATAATGCTCGTTAATGTCGTCTATATTTGAGCACAATGGATATAGTTTCGTTGGCTTAATGCCTTGATAGAATGTCGTCTCTTTTAATCCTTCCAGTATCTTACAGGTCTCTTTGGTCATCTTCCCTTGACGCAGATTCTCCAATAGTTTTTGAAAGGTTTCATCCTTGTGTTGGCGAAAGGATTTGGTCAATATACACTCCTTGAGTTGTAGCTGTGCCCAGAGGTCGCTTGTAAAACAATAGCTACCATTTACAGGGGGTAGTTGGCAGAAATCTCCACATAGAATCAATTTAATATTACCAAAAGGGTTTGCGTTTCCCCGAATAACAGATAGATATTCAGATATTTTCTCAAACAGTCTCTTATCTAGCATAGATACCTCGTCTATGACCAAATAGCGCACCTCTTTCATCGTCTTTACCAGATTTCTCCGTTTGGTCTTTGTAAATTGCGCCAGCTCTTCCGCGGTTTTATCTGCCAAGCCGATGCCCAAAAATGAATGCAGGGTAGAACCATCAATGAGAAGTGCAGCACATCCCGTCATCGCGGTTATCCCAATGTTTATGTTATTTTCATAGGCCCATTCTTTTAGACAACGAATCGTGTATGATTTTCCGGTGCCGGCCGCTCCACGAAGATATATGTTCTGACCAGCCTTTACATAGTCAAATACCTGGCGCTGTTCGTCTGTAAGCTGAGCCATCTTTATGATTGCTCTAGTTGCTTATTATTTTTCATTTTTTCTTTATGTATCTTACGAATCTTATAGAAGAGATATAAACCAAAGAAGTTCTTCGCTACTATATCTAGGAAATTATAGGATATATTCTTATAAATGTTAGGGAATAGATATATCACACCATACAGAGACCATACAACCACCAATATATTAAATAGATACTTATTCTGAATGAGGTATTTTCCAAAGTTGGTATAGATAACATAGAGAGTTACACCTAGAGACACAAATCCAAGCGCAGTGGCTGTAGCTACAGATATCTGACCGATTTCACCTAGGTAACCAAACAGCAACATCATAAAGTTGGCGGCAACAATGATGGCGATCGCCGTATAATGGTCTTTGATAAATTGCTTGATGGTGAGTTTCGCATCCAAGTTTTTATCTTCATCTACCGTCTGTATATATTTATAAACAATAATGGTTGTAAATAACATGGTGGGCGTGGTAATAAACCAATCATAGTAGCGCACCTTGGCCATACTGTCTATATTAAAACGAAGGATGAGTATGATATAGAAAAACATTTCAATAAACTGCACAAGCATTTCAATCTTTAGTGCATCTACTAGAATGGTATGAGGTTGGGGTAATTTATAAAATATACCAGTTGTTCCAAAGATACCCGTCACCAATTGAATAAAAATACTCAAATAAGTAGTAAATTTAACGAGGGCTATCGTCATCTTTATATAATGACTATATTAAAAATTAAGAAGTTAAAATTTCATGGCACACATCTCATTGATGATATTGCAGATATCGTAGGATAGGTGGATGATACTGTCCTTTGTATAAAGGTGTCTGGCGGATTTATAATAGCACATTTTGTCATTTGTATCTCTCTTATAGAAATGGTAAGCGGCATTTTTCTTATATATCTTGCGGATCATACGCATCGGCTGTTGATTGATATAGACATCCCAGACATAGAATTTTGCACCCAGTTTAGGGATATATATTTTCTCAACGGTAATGTTCATCTCTTTCTTTTTCCGAAACCAGGTCCCTAGGTCGTAGGAATACGCAATATATTGATTTGCTTCAGACAAATTACGGGACACAATGGGTTGCAGTTCTTTCTCCTTGAACATCTTATTTACTTATATTTATATGGTTCTTCTTTAAACCATGGTTTCTATATAAAGAGTTGTATGTGTATTATAATTAAGGACGTGTGGCGGAGTGGTTTAACGCGCTCGCCTACTAAGCGAGTTCCCTATGGGATCATGTGTTCAAATCACATCGCGTCCGAACGAATTAAGCATGACTCTATAGTGTAGTGGTTATCACATAGGACTTTGAATCCTAAAACAGCGGTTCAAATCCGTTTAGAGTCTGTATGTATTAAAGAATAATTTTTATAGTTCATTATCTCAAATGAATATTGAAGTGGAAACACTCAAGAAAGACGTGGAACAATTGAAAAAAGAAATGAATATATTGCGGGAATATATTACGATGAAAGATGCGCGAGAATGGTTTAAAATAACCTATGTCTTTGAAGACGCCGATGATTTCAATTTGGACGCATTTATTCAGCCTCTGAATGTAGCTATACCCGTCAATTCTGTCTATTATACGCATACCAAGGCTCTTTTGGATACGTATAGCACACCCCTCTTACCACAACTACGCCTCTATAAGAATACAGTAGTGCTATACTTTCATACGGTGAAACCTACGCTATGCACCGAATTAGAGAAATACTTTAAACCTCTGCCCGGTAAAACCGTCTTCTACTATTACTCTACCCAGAATGACTATGACATCCGTATGGAAAGGGAAATCAATCTAAAAAATTATCCTATTACACACACAAACCCTTTATTTAGTGCATAGTTTAACCAATTCCCATATTTTTTCTTTCTTAGATTTTTCAAAGGATGAATCATAAGCAAAAAATGTATTAAATATTAAATATCCGGTTAGACGTTTTAATTGATTTAATTCAGATTTAGGGAGGATATGATTATCTATGATAAATTTCCAGAAGATTTCTTCCAATGGTCTTTGAATCTCTGGGTCTATATGAGAATCGTAAAGAATAATGGCATCCAACCCTAGAATAGATTGGTATAATTTACCATAATCATACAATGCATGACCTTGTAGAGTATAATGGTTTCCTATTTTTCCGCGCATATCAAAGAAGATGAATTGATTTTTATAATACAAAATATTTGAAAACCAGAAATCACCATGAATAATAATGGCTTGAATGGGATATGATTTTTTGAGAAATTCTTCTAAGTTCGCTTTTATTGTATGATATACGGTTTGATAATCCTCAAATGGATAATTATCACTGTGTGATGCGCGTTCTTCAAATTTATTCATATAATGCTCATACATTATTTCATTCGTAATCTTATCTTCATCATTTATAACAGGTAAATGATGCAGTGTATAGAGGGTTTCTAATAGCTTTACCATCAAGGATGGTTGAAACAATCCCTCATAATATAATTTTGAGAGGGATGTTCCATGAATGTATTCCAGAAGAATGGAATGGTTATTTTCACATACATAGAATTTAGGAAAATACGGTTGCAACGCAGTCTGTT